TCCTCGAGTTGAATTGTTAAGGGTTTGTGAAGTTCTGGACGTAACTCCAGAGGCGCAAGCCAATATTTCATCAGTGCCGATATGGTCGAAGTAAAAGAAGATAATATGAGTTCCGGTTCCGGTTACGGTTACGGTTCCGGTTCCGGTTACGGTGACGGTGACGGTGACGGTTACGGTTACGGTGACCGTGACGGTTACGGTTACGGTGACGGTTACGGTTCCGGTTCCGGTTCCGGTTCCGGTGACGGTTCCGGTTCCGGTGACGGTTACTGTGACGGTTCCGGTTCCGGTGACGGTTCCGGTGACGGTTACGGTTACGGAACCGGTTCCGGTTCCGGTTCCGGTTCCGGTGACGGTTCCGGTGACGGTTACGGTGACGGTTCCGGTTCCGGTGACGGTTCCGGTTACGGTTACGGTTACTGTTACGGTGACGGTGACGGTTACGGTTACGGTTCCGGTTCCGGTTCCGGTTCCGGTTACGGTTACGGTTAATTTTAAACGGTCGATGATGACACCCTGCTTTTGTAGAGTGTCACCTAGGAATAACTACCTTGCGACAATTTTAAAGAAGGTTATTTTGATGCTAAGGTAGGCATAGAAATACTTAGCCGAGCATTGGCTTAAAAGTGTGCAAATCGGTATACTGTGACAGGCGCTTAAAGTGACTAAACATAGCTGAATTCTTGATCCGAGGGAGTCACTTCCTCTGTCACCGGATCTTTAGTGTGGCTTTTTTTATGGGTGAATGAAATTAAATGAATCAACAAGTTGCGATAAAAAAACAGAAATTTAGTGCGGCAATACAGTCGGATGCTTATAAAAATTTGATAAACAATACGCTGGGGGATGTAAAGCGTTCACAAAGATTTGTTGCAGCCATTTCTAGCGCTGTGGCGACTAATCCTCAATTGCAAGAATGTGACCCAGGATCAATATTATCGGCGGCCCTATTGGGCGAAGGTTTGAATTTATCGCCAAGCCCTCAGCTTGGTCAGTATTACATGGTGCCTTTTAAGCGCAAAGCCAATGTAAATAAAGGTATTTCCGAGGCTACCCTAGCCCAATTTCAGCTTGGCTATAAAGGTTATATCCAACTTGCTATACGCTCAGGGTTCTACGCAAAAATTAACGTACTGGACATTAAAAAAGGCGAGTTAATTAAATATGACCCGCTTTTGGAGGTAATCGAAGTCAATCTGATTGACGATGAAATAGAGCGCGAAAACGCTGAAACTACCGGATATTACGCCATGTTCGAGTATTTGAACGGATTCAAAAAAACGATGTATTGGTCAAAAGACAAGATGATGTCTCACGCTGACAAATATTCACAGTCATTTAAGAAATTCGAATACGACAGATTACAAAAAGGCCAGATTCCGCAATCAGATTTATGGAAATATTCGAGTTTTTGGTACAAAGATTTTGACGGGATGGCGTTTAAAACCATGCTGCGCCAATTGATTTCTAGGTGGGGAATAATGTCCACCGAATTAACTGAGGCGTATACAAAAGATCAGGCCGTTATTAAAGAAAATGGCGAATACGATTATATTGATGGTTCGTCGCAGGTCGTTGATGATTCCAGTATTGAAATTAAAGGCCATGCTCCGCTGTATTCTCCGGAATGCACTGATGAAGCGTTCTCAAGGTATCGAGAAAAATACTCCAAGGCGATCATGAATAAAGAACTCGATATTGCAGAATTTAAGAGCGGGGTATCAAAAAAATGGACGCTAACCGATGCGCAGGTCGCAGAGATAAATAAATGGAGTATTGCAAATGACTAATTCGGTTGAAACATTTTACGAGCAAGGATCAGATGCATGGCTGCAAAACCGAAGGGGAAAATTCAATGCCTCTGAGCTTGCTGCAGCAATGGGAATTCATCCCAATATCAAGCGAAATGAGCTTTTACACGCTCACGCAACTGGTATTGAAAAAGACTATTCTGATTTCGTTGAAAAGTTCGTTTTCGCTAAAGGTCACCTAATCGAGCCGATTGTTAGAGCTATGGTTGAAAAGCTGACGGACGAAGATTTTGTTCCGAAGTGCTTTGAAAGCGGGAATTATGCATGCTCTTTAGATGGTCAAAATATGTTTGGCAATATCAATCTGGAGATCAAGCAGTTCAGCAAAGAATTGTTCGACCAGGTGGGTGGCGGCGTACTTCCAGGTCACCACAAGCCACAGGTTCAGCAAGGTCTCTGGCTGACCGATGCCGAATATTGCATTTTTGCAGTATGCAATGAGGATGAAACTGATTATGTATCGGTTAGCGTCCATCCTGACATGGATTTTTTTGAGCAAATTCCGGCGATCTGGGCGCAATTTGAAAAAGACCGCGATGACTATCAGGTCGTTATTCACCCAGACAAGCCTCAATCAGAACCAGTTGAGTCTCTGCCGATGCCGTCAATCAGGATAGATGGGGGATTATCTGTAATATCAAATCTTGACCTGTTTGGCACCAAGCTTCGTGAATTTTGCGCAGCATTGACGACAAACCCGCAAGATGATCAAGATTTCGCCAATCTTGAGGATGCTATAAAGCGTCTTAAGTCCGCTGAAGATGCGCTAGAGAATGCCGAGAACGCTTCTCTTGCCACGATCAAAGATGTAAGTGATATGCGCCGCGCCGTTGCCGACTTAAAGTCCGTGGCCAGAACCAGCCGCTTAACATCTGAAAAGCTGATAAAGACACAGAAAGAGATCATCAAGCTAAAAATATTGGCCGATGTTAAGGAAAAATTCATTACACATATTGCTGGACTGCAATCTGAAATAAAAGTGGTTCGCTTTGAGTTTCCAGCGCCAGACTTTGCTGGCGCAATGAAAAATAAACGCAGCATAGCCAGCCTTCATGATGCGGTTGATACCGAGCTTGCGGCGGCAAAGATTTTAGCCGATAAATTGGCTAAAGAATACTGGTCAAAACTGGCTTGGTATCAGTCTAATGCTAATGGGTTCGGGTTCCTGTTTATGGACATTCAGGATTTAATTAAAAAACCTCAAGAAGATTTTGAGCTTACCGTAACAATCCGCATTGCTACCCACAAGAAAAACGAGGAGATACGACTTAACGAAGAACGCGAAAAAATCCGTATCGAGGAGGCGGCCAAAGCCCAGAAAGAATATGAGGAAAAAGTCCGTAAAGAAGCCGAGGAAAAGATGCTCGAACAGCGGCCCATTGCTGATGAAATCGAACTAGATCAGTTGCTTAGAGCAGAAGCAAAGCGCCAGATTGAGACCAAGACATTATCGGAGCGTGAAGGCATTGTTTCTGATCCGGTCGTGATCGAAGCATATTTTGAGGAGTCCAGTGTCGAAAATCTGGAAAAACCCGCCCCATTACAGGCTGAACTGGAAAAATATATCCCGCCAGCAAAACAAGGATGGGATGAAGTTAGCGAGCATAAATATCCAGGCGACAGTTCGATTCTGGCGATTATTTCAGATGCATTTGGGGTGCCTGTTGCGCTGGCGTCCGAATGGGTTATTCAGTGCGCATCGTCAATCGAAGAATCAAGGAATTAAATACTCAGACCCAAGCCGGTAGTGGGGATATAACACCGGCAGCATGGCATGGTAACAGCTAACAAGCG